GAAGTAGATTTTTTCGAGAATCCACAAGAGGCAGTTCGTAGGACTGTTGATAACCATCCTGATGTACTTGCGGCTCGCCAAGCGGGTCAAGATTTCAAAAAGATGCAGATTCAGCAAAAGCTGGCGCAAGAGCATCCTGATTTCGGTCAGATTGCTCAAGATACAGACTTTGTGAATTGGGTGAAATCTTCACCTATTCGCCTTGGTTTGTATGCAAAAGCTGATGGTGAGTTTGATTACGACAGTGCAAATGAATTGTTAAGTACCTATAAACAGTTGCGAGGAATTAAGGCTAAACAGACTACAGATGCAGGGGAAACTCAGCGAAAGTCAAGCCTTAAAGCGGCAAGTGTCGATGTAGGTGGAAGTGGGGAGTCTGGAAAGAGGGTCTACAGAAGGGCTGATCTAATTCGGCTGAAGATGACTGACCCAGATCGTTATGAGGCGTTAAGCGGAGAAATCATGCAAGCGTATCAAGACGGACGGGTTAGATAATTTAACTTATCGTTTTTTGGAGATTTAACATGGCAACAGCATTTTCCCCCGCAAGTTCAGTCACGGTAACAACCGCAGACAAATTTATCCCTGAAATTTGGTCAGACGAAATCGTAGCTGCCTACAAGAAAAATCTTGTTCTCGCAAACTTGATTATGAAGATGAACTTCAAGGGCAAGAAAGGTGACACCATTCACATTCCTGCACCTACCCGTGGTTCTGCTTCTGCAAAGGTTGCTGAAACAGCAGTCACTTTGATTGCGGCTACAGAGTCTGAAGTTCAAGTGTCTATCAATAAGCATTACGAATACAGCCGTTTGATTGAGGATATTGTTGAAGCCCAAGCCCTGAACAGCTTGCGTAACTTCTACACTTCTGACGCTGGTTACGCTTTGGCTAAACAGGTAGATACAGACTTGGTTCAGTTGGGTCGTTCAACCAACGGCGGTGCAGGTACTTCTGCATACGCAACTGGTGCTTTCATTGGTGGCGATGGCACTTCTGCTTATGTTGCTGCCAGCAACAACGAGTCAGCATTGACCGATGCCGCCATTCGCCGCACTATTCAGCGTCTGGACGACACCGATACACCAATGGATCAGCGTTTCTTCCTAATCCCTCCATCAAGCCGCAACACATTGATGGGTCTGGCTCGTTACACTGAACAGGCTTTTGTTGGTGGTACAAACAATACTATCCGCACTGGTGAGATCGGCAATTTGTACGGCATCCCTGTGTTTGTATCAAGTAATGCTGATACAGCATCAGGTTCTACTGCCGCACGAGTTTGCTTAATGGGTCATAAAGACTCACTGGTTTTGGTTGAACAAGTGGCAGTTCGTTCACAAGTTCAGTACCAACAGCCGTACCTTGCAACTTTGTACACTGCCGACACGCTGTATGGAGTGCAAATTCTTCGTGCCGCCGCAAGCTCTGGTGCAGCTAAATCTGCATCTATGTTTGCTCTTTTGGTTCCTGCCTAATTGCAGTTGCGCCCCCTGCCCTAGTGGTGGGGGGACTTTTTTTAACCTAATTAGGAGAAATCAAAATGGCAGCAGCAACAGCAGTAACAAGTCGCAGAGGCAATGATAGTTTTCGGGGTGTATTCTCCGACACTTGGTCTGTGTCAGCAACTCTGAACGCATCATCACTTGCAGATGGTGTTGGCGAAACAAACACAATAGCCGTTCCTGGAGTTAAGTTGGGCGATATTGTGATGAACGTAAGCATGGGTGTTGATGTTTCTGGCATCAGTATCACGCCTTATGTATCAGCGGCTGATGTAGTATCTATTCGTTTTCAAAACGAGTCAGGCGGTACATTGGATTTGGCATCCACAACAGTTAAATGTGTGGTTGTTCGCACCGTGTAAAGACAGGGGGGCTAGTCCCCCCTTTCTCATTTAAAGGGTTTTATGGCTACTTTTCGCTGTCTTCAATCAAATAACACTGTAACTTTTACATATCAACATGATATTGATTCTATGAAGGGTCATCAGGGATATGTGAGGATAGACGAGCCAGAAGTAACCACAGAATCTGTAGAATCAGAGACTAGAACAGATACCGCATTTGCGCCTGTGATTCCAACATTTAAGCGTATGGGAAGACCCCGAAAGGTAGCAAATGTCTGAAATAGATGCTCGTGATTTTGGTCGGTTAGAGGCTCAAGTAGAGACTTTGCAAGGTCAGGTAACTCAATTGAGTACCGATGTGAAAGCCTTACTTGAACTTGCCAACAAAGGCAAAGGTGGATTTTGGGTGGGTATGACTATCGCCTCATTCATGGGCGGTGTGATTACTTTTGTTGCTGATCGACTCTGGAAATAAGGAGAACATTATGTACGGGAAAATGATGGGTGGTAAGGCCAAAGAAACTGCAAGCAAAGGCAAGAAAAAGGGCGTTCCTGTGACTATTATGGTTGCCGTCGGTAAGCCAAAGATGCCTATGCCTATGCGTGGCGGTCGGACTGCTACCAACATGATGAAGAAATCAGGGAGAGGCAAATGAGTTCACTATCAAGCGCAAAAACGCTTTTAAGTGCAGTTGTTGCAACTGGTGCATCTCAATCTGTTCAAGCAGATGCTGGTCAACCCGCATTCTTGCAAGTTAGTGGTATTACTACTGCAACTGTTGCATTTCAAGGTAGCTTGGATGGAACAACCTTTGCCACAATTGGTACTGCTTTGACTGCTGATGGCATTGTTACCATTGCTAATGCTCCCATGTATTTGAGGGCTAACTGCACCGCATACACCTCTGGAACCATCACGGCAAAAGTGTTGTACTAAGGAAAAAACCATGAAACAAGGACTTTACTCAAACATTAACGCAAAAAAGGCTCGTATAGCCGCAGGGTCTGGTGAGAAGATGAACAAGGTCGGGTCTAAAGCCGCACCTACTGCTGCTGACTTCAAACAAGCGGCAAAGACTGCAAAGAAGCCTAAAAAGGTGAAGTAGATGAAAACACCCACTTGGCAAACAAAAGCTGGTCAAAATCCAAAAGGCGGCTTGAATGCCAAGGGTAGATCATCTTATAATCAGGAAACTGGTGGTAATTTGAAACCTCCAGTAAAGTCGGGGGATAACCCTCGCAGGGCAAGTTTCTTGGCTCGTATGGCTGGTAACAGCGGTGCAGAGTACAAGGATGGTGAACCAACAAGACTGCTTCTTTCGCTTAAGGCATGGGGTGCTACCTCAAAGGCTGACGCAAAGGCAAAAGCTCAAGCTATATCCGCAAGGAACAAGGCAAAAGCAAAATGAGAGCATTATCAGTTGGCGCAAATCTAACAGCAACAACAAACACTACCCTCTATACCGTACCTACGGGTTACTATGCAAGGGTAGTATTGCTTCGTGCCGCTAATGCAACTGGTTCAAATAAACATATTACTTTTGATTGGGTAGATACATCAGCATCTGCTACCTATTCACTGGTTTACCAAACGGCAGTTACTTCCAAAACAACTCAAGATTGGGGCGGTGTATCCTATTTTGTAATGGAAGAAGGCGACATACTTAAAGCAACATCAGAATCAGCATCAACCTTTGCTGTTGCAGTCACTATTGAAGAAGAAGGGTTGACAAGAACATGACCTACCTTGAATTAATCAATGATGTACTCGTGCGGTTGCGTGAGACAACTGTCTCTACAACAACTGAAACATCTTATTCAACCCTGATTGGCAAGTTTGTCAATGACGCAAAGCGTCAGATTGAAGATGCCTTTTCGTGGAACGCATTGGGTCAAACAATCACAGTCACTACTGCGGCATCTACAGCAGCTTATTCTTTGACGGGTGCTGGTCAGAAGTTTCAAGTGATGGATGTAATCAACACCACAAGCAATGTTGGCTTGATTAACATCAGCTTTGTGGACATGAACCGCAAGCTGAACTTTACGCCACTGGTCAACTCAATCCCTACTGAATTTGCTTTTGATGGGGTTGATGGCAGTTACGACACCAAGGTAAATCTTTATCCAATCCCTGATGGCGCATACACAATCAAGTTTGCTTTGACAGTTCCGCAAGCAACACTATCATCTGGTTCAACAGTTGTACTGGTGAGTGATGTTTTAGTGGCTCAGAATGCCTATGCTCGTGCATTGGTTGAGCGTGGTGAAGATGGTGGTCTGTCTTCATCTGAGGCGTATTTGTTATACAAATCTATGTTGTCTGATTACATTGCATTAGAAGGCACTCGCTATCCTGAAAATCAAGAGTTTGTGGCAACATGAGTCAAGCAATTCAAACCTACAGCATTTCAGCCCCAGGATTTTACGGGTTGAACACTCAAGATTCGCCTCTTGATTTGAATGCTGGCTTTGCTTTGGTTGCGACAAACTGCATCATTGACCAGTATGGTCGTATTGGTTCACGCAAAGGTTACTCAAGAGTCAATGCTTCAAGCGGTACTTTAGGCGCAAACAATGTAACGGTATTACATGAGTTAGTGCAAGCTGATGGCACTTTGACCGTTTTATTTGCTGGCAACAACAAATTATTCAAACTTGATGGGTCTAATGCTGTTGTTGAGTTGACTTATGGTGGTGGTGGTACAGCACCAACAATCACAGCAAGCAATTGGCAATGTGCTTCTTTGAACTCAATAACCTATTTCTTTCAAGTAGGTTATGACCCTCTTATTTATGATCCTACTGTAAGTACAACCACATTTCGCAGAGTTTCTGAGAAAACAGGCTATCTAGGCACAGTTCCAAGTGGAAACATTGTTATCTCTGCTTTTGGTAGATTATGGTCGGCAAGCACTTCTACTAACACTTCAACTGTTTATTTTTCTGACTTGATTGCTGGTCATGTCTGGTCAACAGGTACGTCAGGTTCTTTGAATGTAGACCGTGTGTGGATCAATGGTGCTGATGAAATTACAGGACTTGCTGCACACAATGGTTTCTTGTTTATCTTTGGTAAGCGTCAGATTCTGATTTATCAAAATGCAACTACACCAGCTTCAATGCAATTGAGTGACACTGTTGAGGGCATTGGTTGTATTGCAAGGGATAGCATTCAGACAACCAGCACTGATGTGTTGTTTCTGTCGAACTCTGGTGTTCGTTCTTTGATGAGAACAATTCAAGAGAAGTCTGCACCAGAACGAGACTTGTCTAAGAACATTCGTAATGATTTGATGAGTACTGTAGCTGGTGAGACACTGGCAAACATCAAGTCTATTTATTCTGAAAGAGAAGCGTTTTATTTGTTGGTGACTCCAACCATTGACACTACTTGGTGTTTTGATACAAAAGCATATTTACCTGATGGCTCTGCAAGGGTTACCGTGTGGGACACAATCACGCCTAAGTCGTTTTTATTCCGCAGGGATGGTACGCTTTACATAGGGCAGAACGGGTATATAGGCTTGTATGGAACTTTCCAAGATCATGCAACTGCTTACAGGATGTTGTATTACACAAATCATGCTGACCTTGGTGATCAGAATGTAACTTCTATTTTGAAGAAATTGTCTACTGTCGTTATTGGTGGAACAAATCAAGACGTTACGTTTAAGTGGGGATTTGATTTCAAAACAAATTATTTGTCTGAAAACACAGTAATTCCAGAGCAAGATGTTTACTACTATGGCATTGCTGAATATGGTGCTAATGCAACAGTTATTTCCTATTATTCTGATGGTGTTGCATTGCAGACATTGAAAGTTGCAGCGTCTGGATCAGGCAAGGTTGTGCAAACAGGTTATGAATCTGACATTGATGGAACTCCATTGTCGATTCAAAAGATTGAAATTCAAGCCAAAAATGGCAAGATAAGTTAAAGGGGAATATTTTGACTAATTACACAAAATCAACTAACTTTGCAACCAAAGATGCTTTGGCTTCTGGCAATGCCTTGAAGATTGTCAAAGGCACTGAGATTGATACTGAGTTCAATAACATTGCTACTGCTGTTGCAACCAAGGCAGATTTGGCTAGTCCTACCTTTACTGGTACGCCTACCTTGCCTACAGGGACTATTGGCGTTACTCAGTCTGCTGCTAACAATACAACTGCTCTTGCCACAACAGCATTTGTTCAAGCGGCATTGTCTGCTTTGTATCCGGTTGGTGCTATTTACATTAATGCAACAAGTTCAACTAATCCTGCAACATCATTAGGCTTTGGCACATGGACTGCCTTTGGTGCTGGTAGGGTAATGGTTGGTTTTGATTCAGGCAATGTTCTGTTTGATACTGCTGAAGAAACTGGTGGTAGTGCAGATGCAATTGTGCCAAGCCACACGCATACAGCAACAGTAACTGATCCAACTCACACTCATACATTTACCGCATACTTTGATAATCTTGGAAATCATACACAGTATGGATCAGATGTCACTCAACCAGTCGTAGCTGGTTCTACTAAAACTACTGTTGCTGCAAGCACAGGAATTACTGTAACTAACTCAACAACAGGTGTCAGCGTAACAAACGCCAACTATCAACCGTACATTACAGTCTATATGTTTAAGAGGACTGCATGAAGCCCAATAATCTTCAATTCGGGATTACCCACCATTTTTCTGATGGACTTTATGCCAAAGAATCGTTCTTTAAGGCAGGAATGTCTGTTCTAAAACACACACACAACTTTAGCCATTTGTCGATATTGGCTATGGGTAAGGTGGTGGTGTTAAAGGGTGAGGAACTTGAGATTATTGAAGCTCCTGCTTGTATTGAAATTAAGGCTGGCTTGACGCATGGCGTTAAGGCAATAACAGATTGTGTTTGGTTTTGTATTCATGCTACTGACGAGAAAGACCCGTCTAAGGTAGATGAAATTTTGATTAAGGGAGATTGATATGCCAGCAGCATTTATAACAGCAGGAGCATCGCTATTAGGTGGTGCAATGCAGGGGGATGCCGCAAGAAGTGCGGCTCGTACTTCAGCCGATGCTCAACTAAGGGCAGCACAAATTGCAGCAGATGCGGCAAAGTTTCGTCCTGTTGGCATAACTACCCGTTACGGTACATCTAACTTTCAGTTTGACCCTAGCGGTTATGTATCTGGGGCTGGCTACAACGTCAGTCCTGAGTTAAGGGCTTACCAAGACCGTCTACAAGGCTTAACTGAAAGAGGATTGACTCAAGCTGAGATAGCACAGAAACAGTATTTGCCATTGTCTACATCTGCTGAAAGTTTGTTTGGATTGGGTGAGTTATATCTGCAACAGACTCCTGAGCAAACAGCACAAAAATACATGGAGAGTCAATACAACTTGCTTGCTCCTAGTCGTGAGCGTCAACTTGCTCAATTGCAAAACCAGTTATATCAGCAAGGCAGAAGTGGTTTGTCTGTTGGCGGTACTGGATTGCGTCCGGGTGGTGGAGAAGGTTTGAGAGCAACATCTCCTGAAATGGAGGCATATTACAACGCATTAGCTCAACAAGATTTACAAATTGCAAGTCAAGCGGATCAAGCTGGACAACAAAGAACAGCATTTGGTGCTGGATTGTTGGGTAGTGGTTCTCAGTTGATGAGTCAGTATCAAGCTGGTCAAGTCGGTGCATTAAACCCGTTTACAACGTATTTGGGTGCTGGACAGGAAATTGAATCAATGGGACAACAACCTTTGACCTTGGGTGCTGCATTGGGTGGTCAATCGGCTGCTTATGGTGCTAATGCTGGTCAATCATTGCTTAGAGGCGGTGTGAGTGCGGCATTGACTCAACAACAAGCTAATGCCTACAATCCATTTTCTGAAGCTCTCCAAAATCTTGCAAGTAGACCGCAATTTGGTCAAGGTCTTGAGAATTATTTTAATAGACCGCCACAATATAACCCAAGTTGGGGTCAAACAACATATATGGGAACTCCGCAATATACACCACAACAATTCCAACAACAGCAAGCCTCTGCTTTTGGCAGTGGTAATGCAGGATTTGATTAAAGGAAAAAAATCATGACAACTCAATCATATGGTTATGGTGGTAGTGGTGGGTTATTTGGACAACCTGTTTTTGGTTATTACAGGGGGTTATCTGAATTGCCTCAAACTCAGGTTAGTTCAGGACAAGTTGTTCCAACAGCACAGGCTTTATCAAAAGTTGATGTTACAGAGAGAGGCGCATTAGATGCTGTTGTTTCTCCGGCTGATGCTTTTAAGCCAGTACAATTATTTGAGCCAAGCCCCCCACTGAATTTGTCTGCTTATATGGCTAGTGATTTGGGAGATAACCAAATGACAACTCAAGACCCTCGTGAATATTTCACTTCTGGTCAACCTCAGTCAGTTGTCGCAGGAATGTTTCCTGAAGTAGAAGCCATGCAACGTGCTTTGTACCGACAAAAGCAAAATGAAGCAATGCAAGCACAAGCACTGCAATTTGCAAGACTTGATCCTTTCGAAAAGGCTTCATATGGCCTAGCTATGGGTGGTCAACAGTTGGGTGATGCTATTGGAGGTGCTTTGGGTGGTAAAGACCCACAGTTGCAGTTAATTTCAATGCGTAATGCTATTTCTAGGCAAATAG